CAATTTTAAATGAGCAAAACTAATCACGAAATAGATCATGAAGATGCGATTAGAGCGTTGTCCGCTCTCAAAAACGAGCCCAACTTCAAGCGATATATTGAAATGCGTGAAAGTTTGCGTGAAGACACTATCAGGTCGTTGCAGACTTCTGAGAGCATTGCAGACACAAACAGACACTTCTATATCACAGGGAAACTCGAAGCTATTGACGAAGAGTTAGATATGTTTTACAAGCTTTGATTGTAGAGGATCAATCTTAGTTCCCAACCCTCTACGTCTTGGGGTGGCGTAGAGGGTTTTTTGTGTAACCACATAAATACTTAAATAAGTCTTGCAATATTTATATCACATAAATAGGCTAATACCTACTAGGCTATATGCCTTGATTATTTATGGAAACAATTACCAAAGAGGTTGTCTCAGAATCCTCCGAAAATTCTGTGGAAATAGAAAAGCCTGTTGATGGGAATTTATCTGTAGCTGAATTTGCTGATCAATTAATGAAACGCAAAGAAGGTGAAGATACTGAACCTGAGACAACGACTGAAGAGATAGATGAGTCTACTGAAGAAGCTGTAGATCCCATGCAAGTCTCTGAAGTTGAAGATACACAGTCTGCTGAAGAAACGGAAGAGGAAGATGAATCATCGCCACCTCCACAACCTTCAGATGTTCTTTCAAAGTTTAATATTGATCTTGATAGTTTATCGGAAGAAGATAGCCGAGACTTAGCAAAGGCTTTAAATGCTAGTGCTGTCAAAAGGTTTGGCACTCTGACTCGACAAAAGAAGGAGTTACAAGCAGAGAATGAAGCACTGCAAGAAAAGGCTAAACAAGCTGAAGAGGGATCAGTTCCAAGTTATCTACAAGACAATGCTCTTTCTGATGTGAGTGACGAAAAGGGACTTGTTGAGAAGATTGAGCAGTTCAATGATTTAATTGAATGGGTTGACGAAAACTTGGATAATGAAGTTCAGTATGATGAACAGGGTAACGAGTTCATAGCTAAGAATGGTGATCAAACTTTCACTAAAACTGAGTTAAAGAAGTTTAAAGCAGATGCTAAACGGATGTTACGTAAAGATGTGCCATCTAGAAATGCTTGGTTGGCTGAGAGGAAACAAGCAGATGAATTAGCGTCACAAACTTTTAACTTCTTAGGTAATCCTGAAAGTAAAGAGTATAAACTATTTATGGAGGTTAAAAATAGCCCTATGTATGAGCCAATAAGAAAGCTTATGCCTAATGCTAATTTTGCTATGGGACTAATGGTTATGGGTTATGAGGCAATGAATAAGAAGAATGCATCTCAACCCAAGTCACCACCTAAACCAAAAGCACCTGTCGCGTCTACAGAGGCAGGTACTTCTAGACCTAAATCAAATCAATCAATGAAACTGAAAGCTGTGGAGGCGGCGAGGAAACAATACGAATCTTCAGGCTCGATGGCAGACTATTCACAATATTTAAAACTAAAAAAATCTTAGGAGGAAAATAATTATGGCACAAGCTGCTAGTTATAATACAGCCGGTAACAGGGAGGACTTAACTGACATCCTCACAATTATGGAGCCGGAGTCAACACCATTCACAAGTATGGCACAGAAAGCCACCGCAAGCGGTACTTTCTTTGAAGTTCAAGTGGATGATCTTAGTACACCAAACTTCGATGGAGTTAATGAAGGAGAAGATGTTACTTCTTTCGACAATAAAGCTGTAAATCGTGCTCGCATTGGTAACTATGTTCAAAAATTCAGACGTAGTTTTGCGGTTTCCGATATACAGGAGATCGTTGCGACAGCGGGTATATCATCAGAGTTCGCAAACGCTGAGGCGAAAGCTGTAAGGGAATTAAAGCGGGATGTTGAAGCCGCTGTTTGTTCTGCACAAGATCGTCAAGCTGAAGCCGGAGCCGGTGCCCCATACAAAACCCGTGGAATGTTTAAGTTCCTTGGTCTTGGTGGTCAACCATCCGACATTCCTGCTTTTGCACAGAATGTTGCTAACGACACAACTGCTACGCAAACCGAAACGACCTTTAACAGTGTTCTTCAAGAACTCTACGAAGCTAACGGAATGCCCGGTGGTCAACTTACTCTTATTGCCGGTCCTACTCTCAAAAAGGAAATCAGTGACTTTGCTCGTCAAGAAGGTTCTACAACCTCTTTGTCTTTCTCAGTTACACAACCTGCCGAGAGTAAGAAAATAACCTTATCAGTCAATTTTTACGAAGGAGATTTTGGCAATGTAGCCATTGTTCCGTCAGTATTTTTGAACAGAACATCAGGTAGTGAAACTATTGATGGTGATGCAGGTCTTCTTATCGACCCTGAGTATGTGGCTATCCACACCTTGAAAGCTGAGTCTAATTCTGAGCTTGAAAATCAAGGAGGCGGCCGTCGTGGTTTCTGTGATATAATTGCGGGTCTCGCAGTTCACAGTCCAAAGGCTCATGGTTATTTTAACTAATCGTAATTAGGAGAACATAAGACATGGCAGAATTAACTAACAATGAATCAGGTCGCGGTTTTACTCACGTATATACTGCTACCTATGAAGACCTACAAACTATCGGCAATGGTGGTCAAGCTACCATCGCAACCATCCCTGCGGGTGGTGCTGTAGAGTGTGTAGGAGTCTATGAATCCGAAGCCTTTGCAGGCACATCAACTCTTGTTATCGATGTAGGAACTACTTCAGGAGATCCTGATGAGTTTATCGATGCTCTCGATGTTGATGGTATGAGCGCTCCTGTTTTTAACACAGGTGATGCCTTCACGGGTGCTCAATCACAACCTGTCGGTGGAACAAATAGTGCAACATCAGTACTTTTAGAAGTTACTGATGCAGCTATCGCATCTGCTACCGCCGGAAAGATTGTCATTGGTCTACGTATTGTTGACCTCGGACAATTTGCATAATTGAATTAGTAGGGGAGGGGTGTCAATCGACACCTCTCCCTATACTTATATATACATAGGATATGCCAAATATACTTTTACCTAAATGGAAGAGCGGAAATGGTTCACAGTTTATGAAGAACTTGGATCGTTATTTACGTTACGAAGTAGACCTTGAAAAACACGAAGCATCTTTGCGTGAACAAATGGCACGTAAGGAGAATAAGGAAATGGGTGTAGCTAAGACTGAGGGTCTTGGTCAATTAAAAGCGACAATACCTGCAAGAGAATACTTTCGTTGGCATCAATCCCATCGTGGATGTTGGGGCGATAAGAGCTTCGTAAAAGAGTTCCTTCGTGATAATCCATCTTTTCGCGCTAAAAGCATGACAAAATCAAGTTTCAGCGCACCAAGTCTCAGTAGCAAATCATTTGCATGAGGTAATTTTTAATAGGACTTAACATTATGCCAAACTACGCCACCGCACTCTATTCAGAATTGAAGTCTAGATTCCGAGCATTGGCCGGACTTGATGCATTACAGGCAACAGATGCTAGTTTTCTTAGAGATCTCGTAAATCGTGCGGCTCGCATAGCCCATGAGAGATACCCTTGGCCTCAGTTTACTGTGGTTGGTGAAAGTGTCGCAATAGTCACAAGTGATGCCAATACTTTACGAGTATATGGTACTAGTAATAAATTAGCGAATGATGCGAATGTTGTTTTTCGTATACATAAAGAAGATCCAACTACTACACGTTATCCTGACGAATACACTTTTCTAACTGAGATGGACTCAGGTGGATATCCTTCTGTAAAAATTATCGAGCCTACCACTCTTGATGGAGTAAATGTTTTTGTTACTTATCGTAAGGATTTACGAGGAGAGATAAACTCAGGTTCAGCGACAAGTGGTTACTATGGTGACGATACAGGAGATGAACAGAATATCCCGAACTTCTTCTTCGACTATCTTGCTCATTCCGCATATGCGGGGTTTTTGCGTGGCGATGGACAGACAGAGAAAGCATTTGCAGAGGAACAAAACGCAGAAGCAATGCTAAGACAAGAGATTGATTTAGTCAGGGAGCAGAGTAGACAGTATCGCAATGACATTTTGCAATACCGCACACCATCTCAATTTAATAGGCATAACATTCAAGCGGGAGGACAACCGATTGCTCCTACTGTAGCTAACGTTCAGTAATGGCACGGACTATAACATTTGACACTTTAAAGAAGCGGTTTCAGATGGCCGCAGGATTGCCATCTTTAACTAGTGTGGACGAGTTCTTTTTCAAAGAGTCAATCAATAGTAGAGTACAAGGCGCATGGACAAGATGTGAATGGCCTGAGTTACTTAAGATTGTAGAGAGAAGTGTTGCTGAAACAACTGACCCTAGTGCAAATAAAGCTGTAAGAATCGACAACGATTTATCTATTATTGATATACAACAAGTATGGAATAAGAATCCATACAAGGAACGAAGTGCAATAGTTTTAGATTATAAGCTTGTTGATGGTTATTTAATACTTCCTGTAAATAGTTTAGTGGATTCTGTATTTATTATTGGTACAGCTATTCGTCCAACCTATGGAGCAGATAGTCCTGATGAGCAAAATATTCCTGACTTCTTGGCTAATTATTTAGTAGCAGGATGCCTAAGTGACTTTCTTCGTGGTGACGGGCAAACAGAAAAAGCTATAAGAGAAGAAGCTAGGGCTGAAGAATATTTACTATTAGAGATAGATCGGGTCGAGCGTCAGCAAGGGCAAAACAATTTCATGCAATTCACAACTTACGGAACAACAATACAAACACCAATTTAATCATGGCAAACGAATACAGAGGATTAGGACTAAACGGGGGAAAGTACATTAATGATACTGCCTCGCATACAGGAGACTTCTTTTGCGTAGTGGCAATAGAGGACACCATTATCGACAGCATTACAAGCAATGTGGAAAACCTTAGCGATATTACTGCATCTCAAGATAATGTAACACTTGCCGCGAACTCAGCAATTTACGGACGCATAACTGAGATCACCCTTAGTAGTGGTAAGGTGATTGCATACAATATTTAAATGATTTCACTCGATCTTAATGTAGGTACGCCACGACCATTTACAACAAGTGGTGTACCAAGCCCCGATGGCGTTATTCGCACAGAAGACGGGCGTTTTATGATCACAGAAAATGGTGACTTCCTTGCATTCGAGT